GGCGTTGCCCGACGATGTGCTGCCGAACGGGGCCGGGGATACCGACCGGCGCGGCTGGTGGGCCGACACCGATGCCGAGCTGATCTGGAAGGCCTGGCCTATCGGTTGCCGTCTATGGCTGATCGAACGCCACAAGATCACCGGTTTTGAGGCCAGCCAAGGCTCGACCATCGCGCGGATCGATTCCTACATCCGCGAGGCGTTGCGCCCGTTTGTCGAAAACCGAATCTGTTCAAGCTTTGACGTGACGGTGACGCGCACCGAGCTACAAAAGATCGTGGCGCAGATCACGATTTGGCGCGGCCCGTTGCCAGCGATCCAATTACAATATCAGGCCCTGTGGGCCGAGATCGGGAGTTGAATTGAATGCCGTGGCAAACGCCGACGCTTAACGAGGTCCGCCAGCAAAACCGCGACTACATCACCGCGCATCTGCACTCGGCGGCAATGGTGCCCAATAGTGTGCTGCGCGTGCTGTCCGACGCCAACGCTGGTTTGGCGTTTTTGGTGTTGCTGTATATTGATTGGCTGGCGTTGCAATTGCTGCCAGACACCGCCGAAACCGAATGGCTCGATCGTCATGCGGCAATATGGTTGCCCGACAATGGCCGCAAGCCCGCGACGTTTGCCAGCGGCTCGGGCACCGCTACCGGCATCAACGGCACCGTGCTACCGCAGGGAACACAGCTCACCGGCTCGGCTGGCGTGCTGTACCAAACCACCGCACAGATCACGGTCGGCAGCGGGCCGACGCCGGTGGCGATCCGCGCCATCGATCCCGGCGCGGCGGGCAACCTCGACGAGGGCTCGAGCTTGGCGTTTGTCGGGGCGCTCGCGGGTATCGATGGGACCGTGACCATCGTCGAGATGACCGGCGGCGTCGACGTTGAAAGCGATGACGAGCTGCGCGAGCGCGTGCTTGAGCGCATCCAGCAACCGCCGATGGGCGGCGCGCAATACGATTATGTGGCATGGGCCAAACAGGTGCCCGGCGTAACGCGGGCGTGGGCCGCGCCCGAACAAGGCCCCGGCACCATGACGGTGCGATTCCTGATGGACGATCTGCGCGCCGCCGATGACGGATGGCCGACCGCAAACGACATCGAAACGGTGGCAGCCTACATCGACCAAAAGCGACCGGTAACGGTGAAAGATTGTTATGTCATGGCCCCGATCAAATATTTCCTCGACATGACGATCAGCAATCTTGCCAAGGATGACGAGGCGACCCGGGCCTCAATAGAGCAAGAGATTCAAGACATGTTGTTCGTCAAGGCCGCCCCGGGGCAAACCATCTATCGGTCGTGGATCGAGGAAGCCATATCGAACGCGGTCGGCGAGGATCACCACAACCTGACCTTTGCCGACGCCGTGATGCCCGCGCCGGGTTATATGGCGGTGCTGGAAACTATTATTTATGTCTGACCGGCACGTGCGGCGCAGTTGCGAGGATTACACCGAGGCACACGCCGCGCTGTTGCCGACCGGCCCGGCGTGGCCGCGCGAATACGATTCGGTTTTGATGGAGTTGATCGGCGGCCTGAGCTGTGTTTGGGCCGATCCTGTCGACCGCCGCGCCGCCGATCTGTTGGAAATAGAAAGCGATCCGCGCCTTACCATCGAGCTGCTACCGGATTGGGAGCGCGCGTGGGGCTTGCCTGATCCTTGCTACGACGCGCCGCTGACCATCGACGAGCGCCACAAAGCTCTGATGATGCGGATGACGATGCTCGGCGCGCAATCGCGCGAGTTCTTTATCGGTGTTGCGGCACAGATCGGCTACACCATCACCATCACCGAGTACCGGGTATTCGTGGTCGGCATCGACCGGTGCGGCGATAACCGCGTGTACGGCGACGGCTCGAATCCGATGCTCAATGAATGGGGCATTCCGATCAAAGGCGCGCGCGGCGATGTAAACGTCGCGCTTGGCGAGCTGTCGGAATGGCCAAACTATGGGATCGGCCCGCCCGGCAACCGCAACTATTGGACCGTGCACGTCGCACAAGCAAAGCTGATTTGGTTTCGCACCGAGTCGGGCCAAGCTGGCGTCGATCCGCATTTGCGCATCGGCCTCGCCGACGATCTCGAATGCTTGTTGGACCGCTGGAAGCCCGGCCACACCGAAATCATTTTCGACTATAGCGGGCTGACCGACGGCGGGCCAATGGCGGGCACGCCTTAGCGATCAAATGACAGCTCGGCGATTGTTCGACACTCCATGCTCGGCATGTGGTGAGCGGAACCCTCGCACGCGCGAATTTTACAACCGGCCAGCCGCTAGCCAAATGGGAGGTTCAAATTAAATATAACCAGCCGTACGGCGTTTCCGATCCGAATGCCGCGTACATCAACGGCAATCCGTCGACCGGCACGATGGGCTCGATCCCGCCCGCCGCCTCGATAGAGTTTCCGCAACGCGAAATCGTCGCCGCCATCAGCAACGGCGGTTTCACGCCCGACAATGCCGACCTGATTCAGTTGTCGCGCTCGATCCAGGGCGGGCGGCTCAATTGGGCCATTGATACCGGCACCGCCAATCAATACAGCATCAACGCCACGCCGCCGCTGTTGGCCTATACCGCTGGCAATCGCTGGTTTATCAAGATCGCAAACACCAACACCGGCCCGTCAACGCTCAACATAAACAACCTCGGCGCGCGCGCGGTCACCTATGGCAACGGCGACGCGCTGGTCGCGGGCGATTTGACGGTCGGGAGCATCGCCGAGTTTTGGGACGACGGCACCAAATTTCAGCTCGGGCCGACACACACCAGCCATCTTGCCGGGCCCGCTGGCGCGCTAACCGGCGTGCGGATGTTCACAACGCCGGGCACCGTTGTCTATACGCCGACCGGCGGCACGCGCGCGGTGCTGGTCGAGGTGCAGGGTGCGGGCGGTGCGGGCGGCGGTGCGCCTGTCTGTAATGGTCCCGAGCTTGCGGTCGGCATATCCGGCGGCGGTGGTGGCTATGCGCGCAAATACATCACAGCGGGTTTTGCTGGCCTCAGTATGACTGTCGGGTCAAGGGGCCTTGGTCAGGCTGGCGGTTACGGCGGCACCGGCGGCACCAGTAGTTTCGGCGCGATCATGTCTGCCACGGGCGGTACCGGCGGTTCGCCTAACGGGCAAATCCAGGCCAGCACGCCATTCAGCACGGCAGCCGTAAGCGGCGGCAGCGCATCTGGTGGCGACATCAATGTCGTGGGCCAACCTGCCTTTGCGACGATGATTTACAGCACCTATTCGGCCATCGCCGGATATGCCGGTGGCTCGCTGTATGGCCAAAGCGGAATGTGCTTTGGCGTGACGACCAATGGATCGGACGGCCTCGGCTATGGGGCTGGCGGCACCGCCGCTATGAATTTCCAACAGGGCGTTGCGTATGCCGGGGGCAACGGCACGGGCGGGCTCATCATCATTTGGGAGTATGCCTAATGCGCGACTATGCGCGGATCGAAAACGACATCGTCGTCGAGCTAATTTCGCTCGACGACAGCGCCGACATCACCACGCTTTATCATCCCGATCTGATTTGGATCGAGGTAACCGGCGTCGCGGGCGTTGCGCTTGGATGGGTTGTGGTTGGCGGCACGGTGCAGCCGCCGCCACCGCCGCCGCCGCCGACCAAGGACGAGCTGACCGCCTATTCGGCAAAACAGCGATACGCTACGGCATCATTTAACGTCACCATCGCCGGGTTGCTGTTCTACAGCGACCCGGTTGCCCGCAACACGTTGGCCAACGCTCACGACTATGCCGTGGCCAATCCCGGGTATGTCGCGGATTGGAAACTCGCCGATGGCACGTTTGCCCAATTGGACGAGGCGGCGCTCAACAATGCAACGCAGCAAATGGCGACGTTCGTCCAGGAATGCTTTACATGCGAAAGCACCAACCTCGCCGCGATCAACGCGGGCACCATGACGACGACCGCCGAGATCGATGCGGCCTATGCGGCGATCTCGACGACGAGGCCATGATATGGCGACCGTCAACATCGTCGTGGAAAACGACGCCGACTTTTATCGGGTGTTTCAATATCAAACCGTGAGCGGCGTTCCCATCAATCTCACGGGCGCAATGATGTGGATGATGCTGCGCCGCCACGCCGAGGATGTCACCGCCGATCTGCGCCTCGGCACCGATACCGGTGAGATCAAGCTGACCGATCCGGTCAACGGCA